CAGATGTGGTTACCTATATGGCGGCAATTCGTACTGACCATAAAGCAATATGTGATGCTATTGATGGTGCTAGTGATATGAATGCTTTTATAGCCTTACATACAGATACATATAAAGAAGATGGCACAATAGATGTTGTGGCAAGAGTAAATCGTTGGACTTCTGATAAAGATGTACAACAATATAGGCGGTAATGTTTCCATTATTAATAGCGGCTTGTTTAAATTTTTCTGATTTTGATAAAAATTTAAGATCGTCAGGCTATCAAGCAATATGGCGTGGTCTTAATAAAACACAAGATACCGTTAATATAATTTATCAAAATGAACAAAGTAAATGGGTTGTTATAGCTGTGTCGCCTAATGGTACAGCATGCGAAAGAGCAAGTGGAAATGTAAGTGAAATTATTATACAAAAAATTGGTGCAGATATACATGGTTAATAATTTAATTGCTATATTAATAGTTGCAGTATTTTTATTATGTTTAACTTTATGTAGTGCAAATGCACAAACTAATACTGTTAGTTCTACTTCTTCAACTATTAGCAGCACAACAGTAGACAGAACACCCAATAGTGCGATAGCACCCAGTATAGTACAGTCAAATTCAGATGTTTGTTCTTTTGCAGCAAGTGTCAGCATACAAACACAAGTATTAGGATTAGCAAGTGGTGGTAGTTTTACAGATGAATTTTGTCAAATGTTAAAGTTATCTCGATCTTTATATCGTATGAATATGCGTGTAGCTGCGGTTTCTGTGCTTTGTAATGATGAAAGAGTATTTAAAGCTATGTGGGATTCAGCTAGTTACTGCCCGATAAATGGAAAAATAGGTAGTGAAGCAAAAGCATTATGGATAAAGAAACGTCCTGAATTAGCAGATGATTACGTAGCTCCTAACAAAATGTCGAAAGAAGAAATAAATGAAAATGTGGTCGTGGGTGGCATTGGTATTAGTGCTATCTTGTTACTCTTATTATTGTAATGCACAATTATTAGAAGAAGGCTCAACAGTAACTACTGAGATATTATCTTCTGATGGTGAAATTACAGAAATAGAAGAAACAACTGTAACTGTAGAACATAAAACTACTGGCGATATATTAGATGTTGATAATGGAATAGTAAGTGCTAACAAGGCTGGAACTCTTGAGATAGACTGGGGGGGATTAGGACCTATTCATGGTATGGTAGATTGTACGGCAATCTTTGGAGAAGATACTGGAAAATGCGGATTATCTCGTTCTTCTAATTTAACAACTTTTCAGCAATATGTAACATTACCAGAAGGATTTGAAATTAATCAAGGCGGTCAAATAGATTGGCAATTAAATTTACATCATAAGCAAAATAATACTACAGCATATTTTGAAACAAAAGGTTATTTAGATAATATTTTACAATGGCAAACAGGACAAATTAATTTACCTGATTATGATGCTCCATTTTTATATTCTGGCACACATGATTTTGCTGGAGGTTTAGATAAAGTATTTATTTCTATTGGCGGATACAATGAATACTACGTAGATAATGTTCAATATATTGTGCATTATAATTCTATTACAACTACCATAGAACATTATTTAGAAATCGTACAGCCTACTATTGTAGCAAATGAAATATTTTCTGTTGTAGATATTCCTGTTTATGAAACTCCAATATTTGATGTTGCAGAAATAGAAATATTTAATGAAGTTGACGATCCTATTGTCGAACTTCCTGAAATGGAAATAGAAGTTGTAGAACAAGAAATAACTGTTGCAGAACAAATAGAGGAGATATTTACAGAAACAGAAGAAGTTTTGGAAGAAACTCCAGAAATGGTGGTAGAAACTGAAAATGAAGAAATAAAAACCCCTAAAAATGAGCTGTCAGAAGAAGTAGAGAGTGTTGAAATAGAAACACCTTCTGAAGAATCAAAGTCTACTGATGAAGCTAAAAACCAGCAAGAAAACGATAAGCCTTCTAAACAAGAAAAAGCCAATCGTATTATGCAAACTTTTAATAATATCTACTCAGAAGAAGCACAACAAACACAATTATTTTTAATTATGGCATTAGGAACAGATTTTAAAACGTATGAACAAAAGACTTATGTTCCACAAATTAATCCTTATGAACAATATGTACTGGAAGATACGTTAGTAATGGAAGATTTGTATGGAGATTATTTTTCAGTAGGTAATTCTTTAATGTTTAAACAAATGGTGGATTCCCAATACAATGAGTAGTGAAGTTGAATACAAAGGAATTAAAATACGAGGAGGAAAACTCCTTTTAATTTTTCCATTACTAGGTTCTATTGGTGCAGCGTTGTGGGCTGGTTTTGAAGGTTATGCACGATGGGTGGCTATGGAAGATAAAATTAATTCTTATGAAGCTCCAAACATTTCACATTTAGAAACAAGACAAGATGTTTTTGAAGAACGCATTAATAATTTAGAAGAAAAATTAGTAACAGAAATAAATAGTTCTATTGAACTTATAGATAATTCTGTTGAATCAACAAGAGATTTAAAATCGAATGTTAGAGAACAGTTGTCAGAAATACATGATGTTATGTCAGAACAAGATAGTCGTAATAGAAATGTTGAAGGAATTGTCAGAGATTTATTAAGAACATTTGAATCAGATATGAGAGGAACAATAGATCATGCAACCGATAGGTTTGATAATCAAACTTCTCGTTTAAATGATTCTTTTGATAGGAGAGTTGAATTGATGGACACCAAACTAAAAGAACTAGAGGAGAGGTTGATGAGAATTCTTGAAAATCCTTTAACGGGCAAATGAAAAAAACAACACCAACAGAATTAGCTTTAAAAGCTTTAAAAAAAATAGAACAGCATGAAAAAGAATGTGGTGAACGCTGGGCGGAAGCTACAGTTCAATTACAACTATTACATAAAACTGTAGAAAGACACGGACAGCGTTGGGAGAAATCGGCTTGGTTAATAGTATCAGGCATTGGACTTACAATATTAACTTTATTTATGAAAGGATATTGGTAATGGCATTACCTTTAATTGGACCAATAGTAAGTGCTGTATCATCTGTTGCTACTTCATTTATGGACGAAAGAAAAGTTAAAACAGAACACAAAGCAAAAATTGCAGAAGCAAAAGTTGATGCAGAAATTAAACGATTACAAAGACATGCTGATGCAGAAGTAAACTATGACATTGAAGCATTAAAGCAGCAACAATATTCATGGAAAGATGAATACGCATTGTTGGTTATTACATTACCGTTTTTAGGCAGCTTTATTCCTGAAGTTCAAGAATACGTTTTAAAGGGCTGGGAATACGTAGCCAAAGCTCCTGAATGGTATAGCTATACCTTTATTGGTGCTATCTCTGCATCATTGGGTATTCGTTGGGCTACAAAATTATTAAAAAAATAGGAGAATATTATGTGGAATTGGAAAAACCCATTAGAAAACATTACTAAAAAACAAGCTATTATAGGAATAGCAATATGTGTAATTGTTGTATTAGTTATGATCAATGGATAAATCTTTATTAATAGAACAGCTTATTGAATTTGAAGGTTTAAAATTAAAACCATACAAATGCACAGCTAATAAATTAACAATAGGAATAGGTCGAAACTTAGACGATGTTGGTATAACAGAAGAAGAAGCTAAGTTTCTTCTATTAAATGATATAGCAAGGGTAGAACGTAAAGCACAAAGATATTCTTGGTATGAAAAATTAAATCCAGTACGTAAACGAGTGATCTGTGATATGATATTTAATCTTGGTAATCGCTTTGATAAATTTAAAAAAATGCACGCTGGATTAGTTACAGGCAACATGGAAGTTGTTTGTAAAGAAATGAAAAACAGCAAGTGGTATTCAGACGTAGGACGGAGAGCAATTTATTTAATTGAACTTATGCGTACTGGACAAAATATTGCCACGTAAAAAAAAATATTACCCTATAGAAGCACAGTACGCTGTATGTGAAGATTGCCATGAACTTAAAGAAATAGGACGTGGTGTCATTATTTTATACTCAGGTAAATGGGTATGTCAAAGTGGTCCTTGTGCTGAAAGACGAGGTTACAGAAATGCTTTTGAAGCCAGTTTACGATCCTAAATTGGCACTATTTAGGCACTCACCTCAATAAACTCAACTTTTCTGCGGCTCTTAACAGGCTCATAACCTGAAGGTCGTAGGTTCAAATCCTACCCCCGCAACCAACAATTTTTCCCAGAAATCAGCCATTTATACGCTTGTAACCCTTGTCTATAGGGGGTTAGAGCTGTTTCATTCTATGTCATTTAAAAACATAGAGTTTCTGCCATTTACATTAAAAAGCAATTTAATTCTTGGCACTTTTTTTGGCACTATGCTATAATAAACAAAAATAGTACCAAAAAGGGAACACAAACATGATAGAATATTATTTAAACGAGTTAAAAAATAGACCAAAACCGTGGCGATTACGTATGTGGCTTGGCTCTAGCGGTAAAGTAAAAAATAAATTTTTTAAAACAAAAGCTTTAGCAAAAAATTTTATAGCTAATGATATGGAAAAATTTATTAACACAATAGATATGCCAAAAGATACATTAAGCAGTATTTATAAAAAAGAATATTTACCTTATAGAAGTATGTTAGTAGAACGTGGTGAATTACGACAACGTAGTTTAACAACGGAAAAAGGTCATTTTGATAATTATATATTTCCTGTATTAAGAGATATACAATTAGCAACATTATCAAAAAAGCATGTAACACAGCTTATAGATTATTGTAAAACACATAAACATTATGGAAAATTTATATCTACAAAAACAATTATTAATGTTATTAAATCGTTAGGTGTTTTTTGTGTATGGTGTAGAAAGCATGAATATATAACTACTCACCCTACAGAAGATCATGGATTAAAACAAAATAAAATTAAAAAGAAATGGTGTCCTACTATTGAAGAAGTTAATCTTTTAATACAGCATACTGAAAACCCTAGAGATAAATTTTTATTTTTCTTAATGGCATACACAGGTATTGATACCCATGAAGCACAAGCTTTGCAAAAAAGTGATTTTGATATTACTTATGGTACATTAAATATTAATAAAGGCTGGGATAATGAAAATCATGTTATGGGTAAAACAAAGACAGAATACCGAGATCGTAAAATTTCATTAGATAACAATCTTGTAAAAGTTTATATTGAACATTTAAAGAATGTATCATTGGAAACAGAATTTGTTTTTCCTTCAGACAACAATGTTAATAAACCTGTTGGATATAGTGTAATTAATGACGCATTAAAAAAAGCTTACACACGGGCAAAAATACATTGGAACGATGGTCAGGCGGGCAATAAACTTCATGCTTTAAGACATTTTGCTATTAGTTATTATCGTCATAAAAGAATGGACTTAGTAAAACTAAAAGAATTAGTTGGTCATGGTCCTTTAAGCACATTAACAGAAGATACATACACACATAATGTTACAGAAGAAAGAGATATGTTGCCAAAAAGCAACAGTCTATTAATGTTTCATTAAAAAAAAATGTGTTGCATAAACTACGAGGACATACAAACAAGTCTATGCAACACTATCTGTTAAAAGTTTCTAAAGAGGAAACAAAAAACTTTTAACAAATTCTATTCATCATCAGGCGGAGCTTGTAATTCGTTTGCTTCCTTATCTAAAGCATTTAATGTTGCTTCAAGTCTCACGTTTTCTGGTGGAATACTATTTAATATATCAATACGTTTTTTTTCATTAGAAATTAATCGTGCTAAACATCTATGTGCTTTTTCTAAATCTAATAAACAATCTTTTTTATGCCTTGATCTAACAACATATTTAATAATATTTGCTTCCATTGGTGTTAAACCAAAAGCATCATATACGTCCATTAATTGAATATCATGCCCGTCTTTACTGCCATGATAATATATAGGATTTATCTGTGCATCATTCATATTTTTTTGTTTCCTTTTCTAACCAATCATCTAAAATTTTTTCTGTAAAATATTTACGAGGATTTTTAGAAGTTTTTTCTAAAACTATGTAAGGTATTTTATTATCTTGTATAATTCTATACATTTTGTTTGTAAAAGTTCTGTTAGATTTTCCAAACAAATAATGTGCTGCTTGATTAACATTTAGTATTTTAGAATGGGGCATCAGACAAAATCACCACTTCCAGATCCTTTATTCTCTGCTGGGAATATGCTTAAACGACATGATAACCCGTACTCATCAGAATATTGCGGCACAGGATAGCTGTCTAAATTTACATCAAAGCCACCTTTTGCATTAGGGAACGCCGATCCTACTTTATGCCAATATGTTTTGCCGCTTTTTTTATTAGGAATACCGACAACTACATTCCATCTTTTACTTTCTTCAGCCATTTTTATTACCTTTCTGCTGGATTAGTTTGTCCTCATATTCTTTATAATCATTTACTAATTGATTGAATGCTTCTTTATCTTTTTCTTTCATTTCAATAAGTCTTTTTTTATTTTTTTCTTTCCAATTTTCTGCATCACCTAAATGCTTAAATTGTTCCATATCGCTTTGCCACCAAGCAAGAGAACTTATATCTTCGTCTTTTTTTTCAGTAGAGGTTTCTTCTAAATCCTCTTGCTTGTTATTGCCTTGTGGAGCATTTGGCAATAATTTATAAAGTCTTGCTAACTCTGTATTTGGTATGCGGTTTTTTTCTATTTTTACCCACGGGGAATCTAAATTATATAAGTATCTTCCAATGCCCCATTTAACTGCCGCCCTTTTAAAAGCATCAGAAATAGCTCCTTTCTCACCCTCAAAAGTTGTACTTCCTGCCCCATCAGATTTTGTAATCCAGTTACCATCACTATCTTTAATACTAATAGAACAAATAATACGTCCTTTAGCTGTTTCTGTGTATTGATCCTCCCAGTTTAATGAACCAATTACATCATCTAATCGTTCCATAACCACCCTTGCATCAACGTATGCTAATGCTATGCCTGATGTTTTGTTAGTATTTGTACTGCCAACTCTCCATTTAACTTCTTGTGTATCAAAAGGGTGTGATAATTTTTCCATATCTTTCATATTTTAATTACCTTATCTTGTTCTATATTTAATAATTTCTCACCTGTATTTAAAGTAATGTCATACCTAGGTTTTTCTTGTATAGTTCTTCCAATTACAACACCAATTTGTTCATTTTTTTTATCGTTTTTTATCCAACGGACTTTTACTTGATCCATAAGTTCTATTATTTCCATAATTGTCTCGCTTCCTTCATAAAAATATCCCCAATATCCCACATAAAATGTGTAAATTCAGGGGTGGTTAAACTTGCCATAGCTTTAGCATCACCTTTTGTTAATCGTATTAAATTTTCTCTTATCTTTGCTCGTTGAGATAATCCTTTTAATACTCTTTCTAAAGCATCAACTTCTAATATTTCACAATTCTCTTTTGTAAAAATTTTGTAGTCATTTTGTCTTACATACACCAAACTAATATCCCGTCCTGTAGCCTTATAATATATGCTACATTGCCGTAAATGTTCTACGCTAGGTTTAGTAGGCAACGATCCTTGTCGCCATGTTCTCTTGCCTGTTTTTGTCGTTGATGGACTTGCCCATTTAGTTTTTAATTCTAATTCTAAAGAATTTGTATAAATGTCTCGCCTACCAATAATAGGTAAATCTAATCCTTCTACTTTAATGCTCGCCCATTCCTCCGCCCCAAGTAAATTTTTATTTCCTGCTACGTTTATTGCTTCCCATGCGGTAGAACAATAATCAGGCAAAGCATCTAAATAATATTCTTTTTTTTCTGCATCAATGTCATCTAAAGGTAGATGTTTTTTTAATTTTTCTGTTGCTTTATATAAATCTGGTTTGTTATCACCATTCTTAACGCCCCATTCCATAGCATCATGGACTGCTCCGCCAGCTGTAGCGGCTACACCTACTTGAATATTTTTACGATTATCTTGTAAATAAGGGTATTTAAATATCCATACATCAGTTGGTAAATTTAAACTTGACGCAGACCAATGTGTAACATTACATTTTGTATAACAATCAGGTAAAAAAAATTCTTTATTCATATTTTATGTTCTCTTTCATCATATAAAATCACATATCCAGACAAATTTTTTTTATACTGTAAGATCATCAAAAACCATGTGAGGTATAATAATTTCAATAGTGTAACAAGCAATACATTTATCAAAAGGAATCATCATTGCGTGTTCTCCACTAGCATATAATACATCTAAATTATTAATTCCTTTAACAACAGCCTTTCGTGCATAAGAAATAAATGTTTCTTCTTCTGTTACCATTATACAAATAGGTACTTTATTAAAACTTAATTTTTCTCTACAATCTATTTCTCTATATAAACCATAAGATCCTTCATAATGTGGTACACTTACAACTTTACCCCATGATATACATTTAAAATTTTCTTGAATAATATCTGCGTTAAAACAATTTGTAGGAATTGATATATGCTGATTCGGCGGCATTGATGTTGCAACCATTTTTTTATGTGTTCCACATATATAAGTATAAGGTACACGAATAAAATTATAATGTTTATCGTTTGTTGTAGATAGCATTTCTCTAAAGTCTGGATAAGTATCCGCTAGTTTTTTATATGTAGCTGGAGCTAGGTTATCTGCTGCTCCTTTTGTTTGATTAACAAATTTTGTACCAATAGAAGCATTTAACCCAGCATTTTGAAATAAGTCAGATATACTCATTACCTTCTGGTTAGCTAATTGTACAATTAATTTTCTACCTTCATGTCCGTCCATGTGAAATAAGGTATTATATTGTTGAATGTGTGTCAATATATTATTCCTTTCTGATTTAACTTGATTTATTGTGTTTTTATGTTATAACTTATGATTAATAGTGATGTCAAGAAAAAAGGTGTAAATATATTATGTCAGGTAGACACAGCAAAAATAAAGGTTATCGCTTTGAAACAGAGGTAGTAAAAGAGTTACGTAATTGGGGAATTAATGAAAGTAATGTTTACCGCAATCCTCTTTCTGGTGCTGTAAAATCACATAAAGGTGATGTTAATTTATATTCAATGGTTATAGAGTGTAAAAGATTTAAATCAGGTATGTTAAAAGTAGAAAAAGCTTTTGAACAAGATAATGCAGATATAGTTGTATATCGTCAAGATAATGGCGTAAGACGCTGGGTAATGGGGGATCAGCAATTTAAATTGTTCTTACAATGGGCGAAGTTGTTATGAATATTCCTAATATGTTTGACAAGCATGAAAAGCATTTAGAAGTTGCAAAAGAACATATAAGCGCATGTATTAAAAATAACCTTACTCCGCAGCATGTCGCTAATCAAGTACAAGATATTTATAATATTACGTTGCCCGCCATAGATACTTGGCAAGAAGTATTAGGTTTAATATGTGCGGCACAATTACGAGTAGAAAAATTAAATAAACAAATAAAAGAAAAACAAAAATCTGAAAAGAAAATACTAGAAATACGAGGGCAAATGAAACAACAAAAACCTGTAAAGCCAACTTCTATGCGAAAGCAAAAGAAGTTTAAGCCTTACAAGCCTAGGTATGATGGTATAAATGCTCTTTGAAACACAAAAACATTTACAAAAAGAACGAGAATTTATAAATCACATAGAACAATTATGGGATTGTACGCTTTTTAAACAACCTATAAATAAACAAATAGATTGTATTATATACGATCAAAGCGATCTTGTTATCGGCTGTTTAGAAATGAAAATTCGTAACTTCGCCTATAAAACATACGACACTCTTATGATTAGTAGTAAAAAAATATTAGCGGGGCAGAATTGGGCGTTTTTTGCACAGCAACCATTTTTTTTAGCGGTCCGATTAAACGATTGTGATATTGTTTTAGAGATAAACCCCCATGATACATGGGATATGAGACTTGGCGGCATGACCTTTCCTAGAGTATCGGCGGATAGAGAGCCTGTGTATTACATACCTTTAAAAGAATTTAAATTACTTACAGCGAGGACAGTATGAGTAATTGGAAATTGTCTTTACTGAAAGGAACACTTGATATGATATTTAAACATAAATCATTGCCTACCCAGTTTAACATTTATGAACGTATGGTATTGATAGCTTTAACTAACCTTGCCGATATACGTAAAGGAAATGCTAATATATTTCCTAGTATAAATTATTTATCTAATGTATGTGGCTGTAGTTCTCGATCAATTCAAAGAACATTAAAGTCTTTAGAAGAAAAAAATATTATTAAATCTGTTAAAAGAAATGGACATTCTAACCTTTATTTAATTGAGCTACCCACGCCAGACAGTCATACCCCCCCTGTCAGACAGTCATACCCCCCACGCCACACAGACACCCATATAACTTTACCTATAACTAAAACTATAACTAAAAAAGAAGAATTTGTTAATAGTGATAGAGTACACGCTATTGTCAGCAGTACACAAAAGAAATTCTCAAGAACATATCAGCAAGTAAAAGAAAAAAATGAAAGACAAAAACAAATAATAAAAAATACCAAAATAGCATACCCAAATTGGAACAAAAAGAAATGAAACAACAACCTAGTAAAAAAGATATACTAGGGTGGACTAAATTATTAGAAGTTGCCGCAAGGACAGAACGCCGCCTACCAAAAGCAATAAAAAAACAAAAGCTTACAAGTTGGGTAGACTATAAAACAAATCCCCATGAAAATTATGGATATGAAAAGGCAACGTATCGCCTACCCCCACCACCGCCAGAAGATATAGATATTTTTGAAAAGGTTTTAGTATGGTTTACATATCTGGATAAAGATGAAAGACAAATATTATGGGCGAGAGCTTACCGATTAAAATGGATAGGTATTGCAAAAAGATTTGGCTGTAATCGGAATACAGCTAGAACAAGATGGTTAAAAGCTTTATTCCATTTAATAGAAATAGTCGAAAAAAATAGGGGGCAATACTAAAATCACCCCCCATAAATGCGCTGTGAGTAGCCTTTAAGCTGCTTTGCTATACCTTACTACCCCCTTAAATCTGAATTAATTACTTTTTGGCAATCTTTAGGCAAATCCTCAAATTTTATGCGTTTACCATTATGTTTTCCTAAATTGCCAGAAATACACATGCCAAAACCATTGGGCGAATATGGATTATTACTCATACCTCTACCAAAATAAGTACCATCATTTTCTTTATAATTATAATAAACTGTGTATCTATCAAAAGTTTTACCAAAATTGTCATATATTGCTTTAATTTTCATTATTCATTCTCCTCGCTATACCTTACTACCCCCTTGATATTCCATCACCTATAATTTTATTTGATTCTAAGTAATCGTCTATTTGTCTTTTCATCTGCACTAATATTCCTGCAAGGTGATTACCTTCTATTGTTTTTAAAATAGGATCGTTTTCTATTTCCATAATAAGTGTATTAAATTTATCTTCATAATGTGTAATTTGTGCTTGTATTATATCACTCATTATTCATTCTCCTCTAAATTAGCTTTAAAATATTCTTGCATAATATTAGTTATAACTTGCCTGTACTCCTCTTGATTACCTTTAAACTGTTTAATCATAAGAGATCCTATAACATTATTAAGGTGTTTTATGTCGTCATCATTTAATATAAATTGCATTATTCATTCTCCTCTTGCTTGTTTTAATTTATTATAAATACTTTCATTAAAACTTGGGTTTTCTTTGTTTGATAAATAATCGTTTAGTATACCATTGAAAGCCATAACAATCATTTGAGAATATTTACATTTATTATTTTTAAAACAAAATTCATTTAAATCTTGAATTGTTTTATAAATTATTTTCCTTCTATACTCTTTAATTCTCATTATATATCCTCCTCTAATTTCTCCATTTTAATTTCCCAAGCAAACTCTCCTAATATAAATTGCATTATACATCTTCTATCGTCATTAAAATAACCATAACATTCTAAGTCTGGATTTGGATTACATTGCTGTAACTTTTCTATTATTTCTTTAACTTTCATATTGTGTGTCCTTCATTTCTGTTAATATATAAGTTGCGGCTTCTGCATTAGGTGTAAATAAATATCTTTTCTTACTTAAATCATTATTATTCTTTACAGAAAATTTATTTAACCACATAACCAATTCAAAATTATCCATAGGTTTTATAGTTTGCTTTTTTAAGTCGATAACATGTATATAGTTATCTTTATTTTGTTTTTTAGTCATATTGTGTGTCCTTATTTTCTTAAAGTGTGTCTTTTACTTTTGTTACGTTTTAACAATCTCCTAGACTGCAAAGATTGTATTTGCAATTTAAGCAATAGGTCAATAGATTTTGGGATTTGTAGCCTCCCATATTCATAATGCCGCAAAGTAACTGTGGCAATACCTAACTGCTCCGCAAATTCTTTTTGAGTTTTATTTAATTCAACTCGAATATTTTTTAATTCTGTGTTGCTTATCATTCATAAATCCTTTATAAAAATATTGTTTGTGTTGGGGCTAGGAAACTGTGTGTCGCCTAGCCCCTTTTTATTATTTACTTCTCCACCCAATTACTAAGAAATCTAAATCTTCATGATTGTGTTCTAATGCTTCCTCAGGAAGATAGGCTGCTAAGTGATAATGAGTTTTACCCCCAAACCAAGTAACCCCATCTTTACTATCCATTGGTTGCCATGATTTACGAATGTCTTGAAATTTATCCGTAGTTCTTGCCATTTTTAAAAACTCATTCTCTAAATCCTTTTTAACTTTTGGATCATTAGTATTAATATAAGCTTCTAACATTGCTCTTACTATACCCTCGTATTTAGGGGTTATATCTATTTCTTTTTTAGTCATAATTCATACCCCCTCATTTTTAAAATGTATGTCATTAGATTTTTGACAATGTTTAACAAATTCATTTAATGGATATTCTTTTTGCTCTGGATATTGGTTATATTCTCTGTCAACTATTTCTAGCTTTTCATTAATCCAATAAAGTCCATTATCATAATTATTACAATCTAAATTTTTAATAATATCAACGCCAACTCCTAGCGTTCCATCTAAGGTATTACAAATAATTTGAATTAGTCTTGCAACGCCGTAGTTATCAAATCGTACATCATATTGCTTGGCGGTTTCCAAAAAGCCTTCTACGCTATCCCGTCCACCATTCCAATGCAAATAAATGCCAATATTATTTTTATCTTGTTTACCATTGCTAGTAAATCCTATTACAGCTCTATTACCCATAATTTACTCCCGTTTGTGTTCATAGCGTTATTGCTATAGACGGTCTAATTAAAGACCGTTTCGAGTATTAAACTCTCGTCAGTATAGCTTTATATCTCCTTCTCTAATTGTTTAAACGTATATCCTAGTTCTTTTATAGTGTGGATTGCATGAGATGTAAGCGTAGTAGTCTTACATAACCTAGCAAAAGTTTTAGCACCCTCACAAATAGGATATATGC